CAAAACTCCAATGCTGCCCGCAAGCCTGTTTATACCGCCCATGTGCGCAATTTGAGATATTCGCACGGCTGATTCCGGTTGCTACACTTGCCGCCCTAATGCTGGAATAAATTTCGCCAGTATCATCGCAGCGGACCTTCTTGCGATTTTTGATAGCTGCAAGTTCTGTTATGGCTTCCATTTTTTCCTTTGAAAAATGCTTATCAAGAACATCGAAACGGTGCCGCTGGTTTTCGCTCAAAGTGCACCATTCTAGGTTCTCAACTCTATTATTCTCCTTGTCTCCGTCGATATGGTTGACTTGCGGCTTGTTCTCCGGGTTTGGAATGAACGTTTCAGCTACAATACGATGTACTCTTCGGTACCCAGCTCTTCCTAGCCCAACGCCCAGATATTTCCCTCTGCTACCAAACGGTTTCAGAATCTTACCAGTCTTATCGTTTCTGATTTGTCCATATCGGTTGACGCTATATCCCGAAGCGTCTTGAATCTCCTGCCAGTCGCCCTTGATGTTTGTAATGTGCGTGTTCATTCTTCCCTCCGTTCTCCGTAGCTACAATAGTTCTCAGGCTCCGGGTCTGAAAGCCCTCTCCGGTCTGCACAGTACGGTTCATTTTCTTCATTCCGACGGAAATTCTTGCAATCTTGGCAACGCACGACCGGTTCCGCGTCTACCGAGGGTGCATATGCAATCAGCTCCTGAATTTTCTGTCGCGCTTGGCTCAACATTACGCGCGTGATAACATTCTCGGTTTTGCTCCGATCTTCCATGTACTTTTCTTCTGCTGCGTCGTATAGCCGGTTCGCATCAATCAGCCACATTATTGCTACCTCCTGTATTTGTCTGATACTCACCGTAGCTGCAAAAATCATCCGGTTCTACGCAAACCGCGTGCAGATAACACAGCCCGTCCGGATGGTTTCTGTAGTGCTTGCAGTCCTTGCAGGGGACCACCGGCACAACGTCAGCTGCGGGAGCATTTTTGAGCAGAAAAATAACTTTTTGAAGCAAGAACTCCGCTTCTCTCGTATGCAAAGTCCCGGCGTTCCGCTTGATCGCATCGATTGCGCCGGAACGTAGGATGTATTTATCACTCATTTGCGCTTTCCTCCATCCATCTTCGCGCTGCAGAACGGGCAGTAGGGCATGACTCGCATATCGAGTTTGGCGAATGTTCCTTTATCCGTCTTAAATGCGAAATCTGTGCAACAATTTGAACATTCCGTGTATGGATTGCCGGTTACGGTATGGTGCAAAATCCACCGCCCACGCACTACCGGCACAGCATCGATGGACGGCTCTTGATCCAAGATACACGTCAAGGGTTCATAGTCTTTCTCGCAAGAGCCAACGAGGGGAACACAGTGACACCTCTTAATCTCTCCGGCAAGAAAAGCATCTGCGTCAATCAGCCGCATCGTCGTTACCTCCTTCCCTCCGTTCTCCGCAGCTGCAAAAATCGTCAGGTTTCGGTGCGTCCTCTGGGGTAATCCGAACGGCATGAAACATCTTGCAGCCATACCACTCTCCACCGTTGTTGTCCGCAAACCACTTGCAATTTTTGCACCGCGTCACGATCACGGCATCGTCTACGGTCGGCACCCTGTCAATCAGCGTGCATGTATTGTCGTCTTGAAGGTCCGAACAGCACCCGCAGTCTCCCACGCATTGCTCTTTATTCAGCTTTTTGGCTTCGTCGGCGTCAATCAGTCGCATCGCCGTTCCCTCCATCCATCTTCGCCCCGCAGTTGGGACGGTAGTTGAAATCCTCATCGCACCCGTCCCAAGAAACATAACAACGGCAAATGCTGCATTCTGCGTTATGATTTCCGCAGGTAAAATCTTCTGCACCATCAATCCACCGTCCATGCACCACCTCCGCAACGTCGGCGGCGAGCATTTCCCGAATTTCGGCATATGCGCGTTCCAACCGTGTTAGTGCCGTCATGCTTCCACCGCGTTCTGCTTTCCGTAACGCAAATAGCGCATCCTCGCGCCGGATATAATCAGCCGCCATGTCGCACCTCCACATTTGCCTTTTTCAGAAGATCGCCGAGATCTGTTTCATCGCTGTTCGCGAGGAAATTGTCATTTTCGTCGTAGTAGCTGTAAGCCGTGTATGCGCAAACCTGGATTCCGACGTATTTCTTGAGCAACTTATTCGCCCCCTCGATTCCAAACGCGCAGGCATCTTCCAGCTCTTCCATCTGCGATTTTGAGATAAACTTAGCCATCATTTACCCTCCTGTTCCATGACTCGACCGCTTCCCGTTTTTTTCTTACTGAAACTCATACTCCGTCCACTCCTTCAAAATACCGTGTCCGTTCTTCCTGCGTAGGCCAGTCTGGGTCGAGGCAACGCTTGCGGCGGTTCCGTTTCCATCCGCTGTAAATCTTCGCATCGCGCCCGTCCTTGTCGGCTTTCATCAGCTCCACCATTCGTGAGATGGAGTAATCATAGCTAGAAAGCGTTTCCTCAATTTCCCGAGCCTCTGCGCATGCCTGTGGGGATAATCTAGAATCTTCATATGCTTTGAGCCTTTCCCAAACCTGCCTCTGCGTGCAGCTTCCGTCATACGGGCACGGCAGATCGCGGCACTGCGCAAGGTCACAAAAGTTTCCTTCAAATGTTAGTCGTTCCATCGGCATCCTCCTTGTCCTCGAACTGCTTCAAATGTTCGCGCAGCTCTGCGCACACCCATGCTGCCTGATAGAGCAGAGCCAAAACGTGCTCGAACGATTCAACATCTTCCCAGAGCCATTCGGCCATCATCATCGAGAAGGAATCATCCGAGATATCCAAGTCCACATACGGGCAGTTCCATCTGGTCAGATCCCGCGACAGGTCGAACAGGCTGATGTCTGCGCCGTTCTTCCCGTATCCGCGCACCCAAACCTCTTTGTCCTTGACGTAAAACAGGTTCAGCGCCATTTCAAGATTGTTTTTAGGGGTATCCGTTGTAAGTCTCATGCCTTTTCTCCTTCCTCCGTCGCTTCCGGCAGCGGCATCCAGTGGGTGACTACGCTGCCGATGCAGTCCCGCATTGCAATGCCATCATATCTTCGCCACGTATCAGCGCTTGTTCGGTATGCTTCTCCAACAAATACGCCGTCCGTAGCAAGGACGCGCGTTCCAGGCTTTGGGCGCCTGTCATCCACGCTGATCCACTGCGGCACCTTCTCCCACAGCGCCGCATTCTCGGCGGTCAGGCGCTCAATGATGTCGGCTGCGTCCATTCCAACCTTGTTAACATCGCAGCTTGGCCATGTGTCCACTCCCAGTTTTTCTTTCAGTTCCGCGTCCAGTTGTTCTTTCCGGTAGTACGTGCAGCCCGTGCAGTCTTCTTGCGGGCCGCCCGGTGTAGACGTGCACCGCAGCGCCTGTATAATTTCCTTGTCTGTCATAGATCCTCCATTCCTTCAAAAACCATTTGTCCCGGCAAAACGCCGTCCTCCATCCACCAGTGCATAACGTCATCACCTGTTTGCCAGTCGCAAGGCAAGCCTCGCTTTTGCCGTTCCGCAAGCATCCTGTCAAAAGCGCGGATATACGCAGCCTTGATCTTCGGATAGCGCGAGAACTCCGTGTTTCTGTGTTTCCCTGCCATTGGGCACCCGATGCACCCTACGCGCTTCCATCCGCATTCATACAGCGGATTCATGCAGATTTCTTCCTCTTTCGCATACCCCCAAACATCAGCGTCTTTCCAATCGATAATCGGGTTCACTATCCTTTTCCCTTTAAGCTGGCACGTTTCCATCATCATTCTGCTCTCGTCGTTGTCGTTCATCAGTGTTAGGCGTTTTGATATATCCCAATGCAAAACTTCCAGCGCACCGCGGTTCTTCCGTTTCACTGATTCTGCCCAGCGTACACCGGTTGCAATAAATCTGCTTCCTGCGCCGCCCTCTTTAAGCTCCGAGCAACAGTACCTCATCCGACGTGTCGGCGGCATCAGCTTACGCGGGATCAAATTCCACATCGTCACGTTCCCGCCGTCCGGCGTCCGGTGCGTATCGATGTCGCATTTTACGCCAGCCAGCTCCAAGCGGCGGAAGGTATCCCGGACGTGCCAGACGGTCTCCGGCGCGTCCGCCGTGGTCAGCGAGTGCAAAACCTCATACTGGATACCGGCTTTGCCCGCCAGATGCAAAAGCACGTCCGAGTCCTTGCCGCCCGAGTAGGTAATCACAAGCGGCTGCTTGTATACCCGCAGGGACATTTCAGCCGCAAACCGTAGCCGCTCTATCGCGGTCTGTTCTAAATCGCTCACATTTTACCTCTCATCTTCCGCCTTCCTCTTGCCGATCTTCGGCAGTTTCTCGCCCCTCCATCGGTCATCTGGCTTATGTCGATGATCTCGGCGCGCCTGCCGTAGCTTTTCAGCCGTTCTCCCTTCACGGCGTTCCAAGCCTCGCAGGACGCGCTGCAACCGGCTTTCCGGTTGGGGCAGTCCTGCGTACACGGTCCGAAATTATTCATGTCTTCCTCCTGGCCTGCACCGTCACTTCCGCCTCCCAGCATTCCGGTTCCCGGACGGTTATAATCTTCCGCCGCCCGTCCTCCGGGTCCTTGACGCTGACGAGGTAAAACGTCTTGTTCTGCATCTTCTGCGGATACTTCCGCGCCCTTAAAGGCGTTCTGAGCTTCGGCATGAGCCGTTGGTAAATCGGCAGCGGTTCCGGTATGACAATCCAGACCTCGATTCCCTGCTTCATCATGCTTCCTCCCCCAACATCCGCTGAATCGCCGCTTTCTGTAAGTCGCTCAGATCGCCGTCGTGATGCTGCACGTTGTAGCCCGGCTTCTTGACAGGCGTAGCTTTTGCGTCACTGCTTCGCTCCCAGTTCCTCACAGCGGCTTTCCAGTCTTTCATCTTCGTTTTGCCGACCATCCAACCCTTCGAGCTGTAAAAATCGACAAAGCGCGATGCATCCACGCCGTTTCCCCGTTCCCGGCAATAAGCCGCCACTTCCTCGACGCTCGGGGGCGTGAAGCGCGCCGCGCGCGCGTCTACACCTAGATTCGTATTCAGATTAGGATTCGGATTAGGATTCGGATTAAGGCCGCAATCCGCCGCATCTTGCGGCAACTCGCCGCAACTCGCCGCAGAATTCTTCGCATCGCCGCAAGCGTCCGCATTTTCCGGTCCGGGGAACTTCGGTTTGCATTCTCGGATTCTCTGATGTCTTGCCCAGCTTGGGAACAAAAAGTAGGGCTTCCCGCCTACCGTGTAGAGGGCAACGCAGCCTTTTGCCGCCAGCGCGTGGAGCGCAGACTCAATATCCTTTGCAGTGACCCGTTCTCTGAATGGGAAAACGTGGCCTTTTATGTATGCAGGGCGGGCGTCTCCCCGCCCTGCATCGTCCGCTTGCGTGATCAATCCAACCCAAAGACGAAACTCAAAGTCCGTCAAAGACGCGATCCGCTCCGAATCACATAAGCTTTCTTTGATGATCCTGTTCGGCATATCTCAGCCCCCCCTAGAACGGAGGGTCCGAATCGTCGTCCATCATCGTAAACCCGCCGGGGTTTTCCGGGTTCTGTGGCTCCGAAGATTTCTTCCCTTCGCCGAAATAAACGCGGTTCACCACGATCTCCGCAGACCGGCGTTTGTTTCCGTCCTTGTCCTTCCAGTCGCGCAGCTGCAGCCGTCCGTCCACGACCGCCATGCTGCCCTTGAAGAAGTATCCGCTTACAAAATCAGCGGTTCCCTTCCAGGCGACGCAGTCGATAAAGTCCGTCTCTTTCTCTCCGCCCTCCGGCGTGAGGTCGCGGTCAACCGCCAGCGTGAAGGATGCGACCGAAGTTCCGTTCGGCGTCTTTCTCAGTTCCGGGTCCCGCGTGAGCCTGCCCATAATAACAATGTGGTTCAGCATTTGCTGTCCTCCGTATCCGCCGCGTTCTCTACCGGAGCGCCAAAAATGACTTTCAAAACATCGTCGAAACGATACGAGGGCATCTTCTTATACGATTCAACGAGCATATCGAGCATCAGGCACTTCTTTGCCAATTCCTCATACTTTTCCGTACTCAGTTTTACATAGGATTCCATGCTTACATCCCTTTCTTATAAATGTGGTTCAGTATGCTTCATCCTTACAGCATGACTGTTACGCGCCCAGCTTCGATCTCGTCGGCAAGATGTTCCTCGAGGTATTCCTTGATCGTCTTCCGCGCTTCCAGCTTCCACATACCGCCGTCTGCCTCAACAAACGAAATACCTCTTTCGTCAATGCGAATAAGGAACAGTCCAAGCGGCTGTTCAATTTCTTGAGAGGTTCTGTAGGGGCGAAGTCTTACCAGCGGGCGAATTGTCGCGTTTGCCTGTAAGCTTACACCCTTCTGCGTGACAATCGTCGTAGCGACGCCGATATCGTTATAGGTGATCTTTGCGCCGGTCGTGATCTGGGAGAGCAGCTGAAGCGTATACGCGCGGTCTTCCGAGTCCTGAAATCTGGTTTGCAGCGCGACTGCCGCCCGTTCGAACGTGAGTTTTGTTTCCGCATCCCAGCCGGGAACGTCCGTCGCACGAACAAAATACGGCGTTAACCGCTCAAACGGAGTGTCCATATCCGGGGTTCTAAAAGCCTCAACGCAAAGATGCGATGGAATCTTGATAAACAGCTGGCCGTCTTCGGCATTAGCTGTTCCCTCCCGCAGGATCATCTTGCACAGCGCGTCGAGACTGTTCAGTTCAAGCGTTTTCGCGCCGTAAACATCCTCATGGATTTCCTTGTAGTTTCCATTCGACAGGACAGCAAACGTGTGGTCTCCAATTTCCAAAACCTGCGGCTTCGCCATAGCCTCAATTTTCTCGATAGCTTCCTTAATCATTTCTTTTTCCTCCTTACGCATTTCTAACCAAATTCAAGACGGGTGCTACTTCCTGTTCTTCGCCCATCATATCCAGCTGACCTGGCACGTTCGGTACCATTTCCACCGCCGTGACCTCTCCCAATTCATTTCCGGTGATATAAAGTGATGTCGCAACCGGATTTGTCGGGCAAAGAGCGCTTTTAACGCCGCAGGCAACCGATACGGTCTGCCGGTTGGAGTCTGGGCGGAATTCAATGGTAAGCTGCACTTTCCGCTTTGCTGTAGCCTCTGTGTTCGGGTCAAGGATGTTGTCCACGACCTTTGTCATTTCGTAGTCGATTCTCTCCATAATCGCTCCACGCACCATTTGGAGAATGCTTGTCCTTGTGTCTTCCATGATCTACATTCCTTTCTTATAAATCAGTTTCGTTTCATCCCAATCGGGATATTTCATTTTCAAGTAGCGTCTGATATACGCCTGCATATGTTTTCTCTTTGCCGTCTGGTCAAAGTCTTCGTGGCAGCTATCGCATAGCGTCACAATGTTCTGCTCGATTCCAAGCCCGCCCTGCGAGCGTGGAATGAAATGACACCACGGATTGCCGGGGCGAAGGCAGACAATGCAGCGCCCGCCGTCGCGCGTCCAGACGGCTTTCTTGACCTTCTCAGGTATCTTTGTTGCCTTCGTTTCCTTTCTCATCCTGCCTCCATTCCAGCGCCATACGCTCGAGCTCTTCCGGCGGGAGCGTCTCAATGCCCTGCTGTTTGCAATCCTCAACGACCAGATCAATGAGCCGCGCCATTTGCTTTGTGTCGTAGGTGCTCGAGCCGTAGTAGCAAATGATGTTCGTGCAGCCCGGAATTTTTGACGCCATGATCTCCGTGCAGCGCCCTAGTCCGTGCGATTCCCAGTCTTCACGAAACCGTTTGACCGCTGCGTCCGGAATGCAGATCGTATCGGAGTTGTCACCGACATCCGGGATATAGTGCCGATAGATTTCCTCCGGCGGCGTACCCACCTTGACCGAAAGCTTATTGCAAAGCAACCAAAGATATCGGTTTGCATCCCGACTCCGCATCTTCCGGAACTCTTTAATTGCCACTGTGTACCTCTTTCGTGGATCAAGTTCCCCGGCAACCATACGGGCTTGTCCGGGCAGCTCCGGTCGGAGCTTCAGCCAGCTCCCCGAAGCATCCATGCTCCACGAAGCTTCAACGATGTTCAGTTCTATCATGCCTTACTCGCACAATTCCAGCAAAGGCATCTGCCAAAGCGCTTTCTCGTTTTCTCGGCTACCTGTAAAGCGGTAAACTGTGTGCCACCTTCTACGATCTGCGTGATCTCGCCTTTACAGTCCGCGCAGACAAGGCGCGGGGTGCTCGGTGTCTCAACCTTCCCACCGTGCCCGAAGGTGTAGACCGGCTTTCCCTTCGATGCAAGCGTCAGCGTTTTGATTCGCTCCTGCTCGTCGTAGGTGATCTCCGTCACGTCAAACTGGTCAGAGCACTGCCAGCGCCCTGTCTTGTCGTTCTTTTTAAGTCTCTGGCACTTCGCCGCGTCAATCCAGATAAACGGTGCGGAGTAAAGTTCTCTGCCAATGCCGTGCTTGAAACCGGCGCGTTTGAATGCATCTGATGCTCTGCCCTTCTCGGCTTCTGTGTTGCTTTCTGTTCCTGCGTCCCACTTCCAGATCAGTTTCCCGTCCTTTCCGTAGTCCACGCCGATACCGCCGTACAGAACGCCGTCGACCAGCTTAAAATCATTCTCCCAGTTCTGCGCGCCTACCGTCTCGTCCAGCAGGTCCGCGTCGGTCCGTGCTGTTTTGTACAGCAGAATCGACGCGCCCTTTTCGTTGCACTGTGCCACGCGGCACTCAATTTCATCCGGCCTTAAAAGGCGAAACTGCTTCATGTTTCATCCTCCGTTTCTTCGATCAGTTCCAGCGGGCAGTCACTTCCAACATACCGGCCCGGCCAGAGCAGCGGCTCGTTTGTCAGTCCGCACCGGCTGCTGCTTTTGCGGTAAAATTGGCACGCATCGCAGCAAATGTATTCGTTCCCTTTCAGATCGACCGGAAACGCCACCCTGACGACCGCTGCCGTCTGAATATACCGGCTCACGCCGCTTTCAAAGTTTGCCATCTTCCCTCCTTAAATCTTGCAGACTCGCTTGTCCAAGCCGCACATTTCGGCAATGTAATTCGTGCCATACGTTTCCACCAAATGCTCAATCAGGGCGTTATGTACGTTCCAGTTCTCGCCCGGAGACGCAGCAGCAATGTTTCCTTCGTCGGAGACGAAATACTCGTTTCCGTCATAAATCTCTGCACCGTTGATATCCGTGATAAACGGCGCTTGCTGTTTATCTTCCATCATTCCACCAACCTGTATCTGGCATAGCTCGTATCCTCGCCATACCGGTTCTTGCTCGTTTCCATGTCGCGCCGGATGTTGTACCCTTCGCGCTTCAGATCGTAGACACGCGCGCCCAGCCGCATGCAGCCGAGGTCCTGCATCGCCTCGAGCTGCGTAATGCTGCCGAAGTCGCGCATGTACTTTAAAACACGTTCAGCCTGCTTCATATCTACCTCCAAAGCCGCATGAAGATCGAACTGAAAACAATCTCGCGATAGAATATCTTCGGCGGCGCCGGTAACGGCTCTGCGTGCGTCGCAGCAAGCACCTTCGCCGCTTCTGCCTCAAACTCCACAGAGAACCATCTCTGCCAGTCAAGGCAACGGCACTTGCCTGTATCGTGGGTGCATTTCTTGCACGGGTAAATCATCTCACGCCTCCATCAGCACCGCGCCGCCGAAGAAGATCACCGCCGCGCCGCCCAGCGTAAACGCCGCCTTGAACAGCCCGAAGCCCAGCAGGACCGCCGTGCCGCCCAGAAGGACGCAGCCAATCGAGAAGCAGAACGCCTCCGAAGCCTTCAAAAGCTCCGACTTCCGCTTGCGCTGCCGGATAATCTTGTCCCACCGCTCGCCGAGTTCGCGCTCTCTTGCGCGCCGGTGATTCGCCTCAAGGATATATTCAACGTCAGTCATCATGTACCTCCAATCCGAGGAATCGCATAAATGGGATTCTCGGGATTTTTACCCGACTCGGGGTCGGGCAGCATACCGGGAAGCCAAGCCGCTCCGGCCTCTCCCGCGCCATCATCCGCAGCCACTGAGGACTACAACCGAGAATCTTTGCCGCAACGTCCGCGTTGATCATGTTCGATTTCGAAGATTGCAGCTCCGCTAGATTCTGCGTTTCCATCGTTATCCCTCCATTTCTGTTTAATAATTTTTCAGAAATACTATCTATTCCATTTCCATTTCCATTTCCTAAAGGTAATACCGTGGTATTACCGGAAGTGTTACCACGCTATCAATGTGGTTCATGTTTTCTCCTTTTCCTCACGTAAGTTCAAGTACCACGTAAAGTTCCTCTTTCTGATGCAGTCGGCGCTGGCGTCGGATAATGAACATCCTGCATATGCAAAAAGTAAAAGTAGTTCGTCTCCGCCGACTTCTATTTTTAGCCTTATGTTCTTTCCTTCCCTCACAACTTTAGCCGCAACCCTACTTCTAACGGTTGCACGCTTTCCAATTTCATCCCACAGCTCGTTAGCCTCTTCGTTACTCATGTTTCCTCCTTTTTCGGCTGCGCCTCTTTTACAAGGCTCAAGGTTCCTTCCGTTTTCTCGGCTTCTGTAGCAGCGAGTCGACCGATACGCCAAAATAGTCTGCAATCGCTTTTACAGTGTCGATGCGCGGGGCAGCGTCCTTTCCTGCCCACTTTCCGATTGTGCCGTTGGCAATGCCGCACGCCTTTTCTACGGTCGCAATATTCGTCTTGTGCTTCGTACAAAGGCGCTTGACATTCTCATAAATCAAAAAAATCCCTCCAATCTGTACGAATACTACTTGACAGAGGTTAGAAGATAGTCTAATATAAGCGTGTCAAGGCAATTAAATATCTTCTAAAAGTCCGTCTTGGTGAGGGGCTTGGTTTTTTGTCCCCTTCACACGTCTAAGTATAATAGACTTAAGTCGCATTGTCAAGAAGAAAATCTGATTTTTGTCTAATTATTTTTATGGATTTGCATTTACGTCTAAAAGAACTATGTAAGAGCAGGGGAACAAGCATTGCCGCCCTTGAAAGTCGGCTCGGAATGGGGAACGGCACAATCGGAAAGTGGTGGAAGAACGGCCGCGTTCCGAACTATGCAAACCTGTCAGCTGTAGCCAATGCTCTCGAAACAACTATCGCCTACTTGACCGGCGAAACCGATGACCCGTCTGCGGGCATAAAAAAAGAGCGCCCCGCCGATGGCGAAGCGCGTGTCTGTGATTTGCCGGAATCAATTCAGAAGATCATAAATATTTGCCTAGATCGTCCTGAACTTGCGTCTGCGTTATTAACTCTTGCGCAGCAGATAGAAAAAGGTTGAGTTTCTCTGGTGTAAGTCTCATAAGTGTTTCTGTCAATTCTTTAATCATTGCGATTTCCTTTTCATCCATTATAATCTCCTGTCTCCACTTCCGCCGTCCTTTTCTTAACATCCAAATTTTATCGTTTCTTTTTGTGTAGATTTGTTCTTGAGGCTGTCAAACTCTGTTGGTAAAATCGTAGTATCAAATCAAATTTTGACTATGAGGGATTTTTACAATGAAAAGAATGCTTGCGCTTTTTCTCGCTGTGCTTCTTCTGACTGGATGCACGGCAAAAACCGCGAAGAGAGAACCAGATAAAGAGAGGGAACCAGAAAAAATCGCCGTTCCTGACGCAAAGGTTGGCTCTTCTCCAGAAGCGCCGGAGCCAGCAGAACCGATTCTTCAGGAACAGCCCGAGGTTCCCATCTCAGATAAAACCGCGCAAACGTCTTTCGGTGATTCCACTGCTTCCGATATCGAACCCGATGCGCTAGACGCTCCGATTGAAGCATCCGAACCAACCGAACAGCCTGTTTCGGAAGCTATTGCTTCCCCGGACGCTGAGCCAGTTACAGAAACAACGTCACAGAAATCATCCGTTGTATACGTTGGAAGTGTTGACTCGGATAAATACCATAATCCTAGTTGCCGCTTTGCAAAGGAAATCCTCCCAGAGAACGAAATCTGGTTCGATAGCACAGAAGATGCACAGAATTCTGGGTATTCACCTTGTGGAGGCTGCCACCCTAAATAATATTATAGCGCAATGTTTACACCCAAAAATAGAAAAGAGGAAAATAAGATGGACACTGTAGAAAGACCCGTTCCAACCGAAAATCAAAAGTTTTGCAAATTTTGTGGTGCGATCATCGACAAGGACTGCGTGATTTGCCCGAAATGTGGAAAACAAGTTGAAGAATTAAAGTCCGCGCAGCCGAACGTCGTAATCAATAACACGAACACAAATGCGAACGTGAATACTATCCGCGGGTATGGTCGTCCGAAGAACAAATGGGTTTCATTCTTCCTTTGCCTTTTCTTCGGTATGATCGGTGCACATAAATTCTATGAGGGCAAAGTTGGAACAGGAATCCTGTATCTCTTTACACTTGGGTTGTGCGGGATTGGATGGGTCATTGATACTATCGCAATCTTGCTGAAGCCGAATCCTTATTACGTCTAACTCATAAACTTAGAGTTCTGCCACTGCTCCCGTGTCTCGCCTACATCCGACACACAGGCAAAGAGCATGGGCGCTCCTTTGATGTAGTCGAGGCTCAGACTGTGGACGTCTTTGAAAAGCGCCCCGTCTACGATGATGTTTACTTTCCCGTTTTCAAAGCGAATATTGATGCTCTGCATTTGGTGTACCTCCATATTTTAGAACGCTCGTTCAATAATTTCAATTTGGAATCTTCCACAAAGAACACCTTGCATTTTCTTCGTCCGGTAACCCTCGTAAGCGGCAATTATGGGACAGACTATTTTGTATAATGGAATGTTTAAGATCGCCCCACCGTCGCTCCCCCGGCGGTGGGGCTTTCTCACGCGCCTGTAACCAGCATAGCAAAAGCGGCAGAAATGTCCACCCTCAAATTGGTAAAACCATACCCATAGCAGAAGAATCAGCGAAATATATGTGAAAATGGAGGTATATCATGTCGGCAATTCAGGAACTCGCCCCATATATTTCTGCATATCAGGGGAACATCAAGCGGGCGAAAGAGGATCAGCATTACACCATTGATAGACTTGTCGAGGAATCCGGCGTTTCCAGATCGGCTGTGACGAAGCTCTGCGCTGGTACGCAACAAGACCCGAAACTGTACAATTCTGCCGCGCTGTGCCGCGTTCTCGGTCTGTCGCTGGATGACCTGTTCGGGCTTGTCCAGCCCGCAGAAAGCCCGGAAGAACTGACCGAGCAGATTCATCATGTCGAGCTCAAAAACGCCAAGCTGGAGGCAACAACAGCCGCGCAGAGCGCACAGATAAGGTCTACGCATACAATGTGTTACGTTCTCGCCCTGTTTTGTATGCTGCTCTCCTTTTCTCTGATTGCCTGCCTTGTGACGGATGCGCAGAGTCGGAACACAGGTTTTATTCGCGGCGGAGATTTGTCCGTGGCTGCATGGGCGTGCATCGCCCTGATTGCAGGCTCAGCGCTGGCTTCAGCGATTACTTTCTATGCAATCCGAAAAGAACGTGGAGGAAAACATGGAGTGCATCAAGTGTAAAAAGGATATACCGGACGGTTCTGTGTTCTGCTGCTGGTGTGGGAAACAGCAGCAAGCGCATCGAAACCGGACACGCGGGAACGGGCAAGGAAACGCCTACCAGCGCGGGAAAACGTGGACCGCCAGGTGGACTGAAAAGACGTACCTCGACGAAAACGACAAGCTCCATCAAAAGATGAAGACAAAGGGAGGCTTTACGTCAAAGCGTGCCGCGCTCCAATATGCCGCCAACCCGCCGAAAGAAGAGCGGCGAAGCCCTACACTCAGAGCATACTACAAGACGTATCTGCGCGGAGATTACCTGTCCTTGTCGGCGAACCGGCAGGGGGCAGCGGAAAAAGCTTTCGAGCGCATGAAGGAGCTCGCCGACTGCGAAATTGACACGCTCACCATCTCACAGATACAGGATGTTGTCGACCGAAATGCCAGCACCTATTACACGCGGAAGGACATGAAAACGGTCCTTTCACACTGCTATAACCTCGCGATTGCTGAAAAACAGACCACTGTCAATCTCGCGGAATACATTAAGCTCCCGGAACTGGACGAAAAATCGCCGGAGCCGTTTACCGACGCCGACGTCAAAAAACTATGGGAAGCGTATGCAAAAGATCATTTTGTCGGTTTTATCCTCACGATGATCTATACAGGCATGATGCCGGGAGAACTGCTGAAGCTCAAGAAGGATATGATTGACTTTGAGAAAAACGAGATCGTCCGGGGCGGCATAAAAACAAAGAAGCGGAAAGAAACGCCTATGGTCTTCCCAGACTTCGTCGCGCCCGTGCTGCGTGAACTCTGCGAAGAAAGTAAGTCCAAAGTCGGGAACGTCTGCTGCATAAACAAAGACAACTTTTACAAGCGATACTATGAGTGCTTGGAACTGGCCGGTGCGCGGAAACTCCCGCCGTACTCGTGCCGCCATACAACCGCTACAGCGCTTGCCATAAAAAACATAGACTTGTTTACTATCAAGGAGATCATGCGACACACAAAAATAACGACGACGCAGAGATATGTTCATCCAGATATGCGTGGGATGGTAGACGCGGTAAACCAGCTGCAAGGGGACGAAAAAACGGGGGAGTCCCCTGCCATAACCGGCAGTTTGTAACATACGATGTAGCATACGCATCGTAACTTTATGTTATTTGGCATAACTCAGCGTGATTTTTGTAATTTCAAAAAATTATAAAAAGTGGAGTATTTAAAACAAAAAAGTACCGATTTTAGCTTGAGTTTTGCTAAAATCGGTACTTTGGCGCGGAAGGAGAGATTCGAACTCTCGCTCGCTTTTTAGACGACTACTCCCTTAGCAGGGGAGGCAAACCTATTGAAATATCAAGGAAAAACCGGCATTGTAGCATATAATGTAACATACAATGCAACACGCTATATGCCTTTGATTTTCCGCATAACAGAGTTATAAACCTTGCTGTTTACCATCGCAAGTGTATCCATGAGTTCATCGACGACCGCCCAAGCCTTCGCTGGGTCTTTCCCGGCAACCGCAAGCAAAAACTCACTGTCCCCGTGCTCGCCAACGGTAGCCGGTTCTGCGGTCACAGGGGCGGGAGTACCAGAGTAGTAACCCACAAACTTATCTCTGGCATTCTCCGCTCCCTGCATCTTGTCGCGTATCACATATAGGTTCGCCAGTTTGGCATAATTGGGATAGCTGGATTCTTCGTATTCCAGCCGTGCTATTTCCTTTCGGATTTCGGCTTCATCCAGCATGTCTTTCCCTCCTTATGTTCTGTCGATCTGCTCCATGCAGCGCCGGATAGCCTCGCGCGTTTTATCATCGTCCGCGTCGCGCATCATATCTTCCAGCGTCGAGCGCATATGCTCCCGAGCATCGGTCCGGCTGTATCGCCCCATAGAATCGCGACGCCTGCCACGGTAGGAGCTTCCGCGCCCATACGTGCCGCGCATATCGGCTTCCCACTCGCCATCTCGGGAATAGCCGCCATCCTCAAGCATTTCGATTTTGTAGGTGTTCTTGATGGAACTTGTCAGCTTCTGAATTGCGTCCAGATCACCAGCCGACATTTCACGCTTGTCTGCGATTTCGTCAAGCTCTTTGCATAGCATTTCCCGAAGGTTTCTCAAATCGTACATATTCCTTCCTCCCTTCACGATACGCGCTCGACGATCATATTGCTATTTGCGAAATTGATCGCCTGTGCGCTGGTATTCTTCGCCGCTACAGTCAAGCAGCAGCCGCGCGGAACTTCCACGAATGTTGAAACGTAGATGTTGAAATAATTCTCAACAGCCGCAGGGGTTACGGTCGCTGTAGCACTGTTCAAAGCCTCCCCGTTGATGGCAAGCGCAGCAGCGATAGCTCCAACTGTTCCGCCTGTAGGCACGGCGATATTCGCGCCAAAGGATACGCGGAACTTCGCCTTACACTGCTGCGTCAGACCACGCAGCGTAACAAGCCCGCTTCCGTCGCGGTGGACGATACACGGTTTACCACAAGCCGACGTGGAAATTAGAGGGACGTTCTGCCCAGCGGCGACAGTTTGAATCCCGGATGATGTAAATTCAGCCATAAAATCATTCCTTTCTGCCTCGAATTCGAGGCAATTAAAATAGCGGCGGGACGATTGCCCCGCCGCGTTGATCGAGTATCGGCAAGGAACCGATCATTTTCGTGACCTCACGAAAAAGCTCTACGTTATGGAGTTAAGCGCAGTTTCCGCATCCGTAGTTGTAACCGCCGTTATAGCCGTTACAGCCAGCGAACTGGTAAGGAGCAGGAACCGCAAAAGACGGAACCGGGCGCGGGTTGTAATACGCCAGCTGCCCACTTACGTAGGACTTGAGCGTGTCGTTCTGCGCCGCCTGAGAAGCCGCCAGCTGCGCCGCAAAGAGCTGCTGGTTCTGCTCGGCAATCTTCGCGTCCTTTGCAGCCAGTTCCTGCGCCGTCAATCTCTGGTCAATGCTGCGGAAGCCGCAGTTCATCGCGTCGATGATGTCGCGAGTGCTGTTCTGCACGGTGTTGCGAGTGTCGCATGCCTGCGTCGCCATGTCGTAGCGCACCTGGGCGATTGCAGCGCGGTTTTCACAGCAGCACTCCTGTGCCTGCATCGCCATGTTGTTCAGCTGCTGCATAAGCGCAGCCTGCTGATTGCAGCGGGAAAGCTCCGCATTACCGAACCCCGTAAGTAGGGAGTTGTTCACGGCATAGAAGCCATCGCACAGCCCGCCGTTGATGAGGTCCATCTTGCGTTCGATGTTTGCGAAGTCGGAAGCCAGAACATAGCCGTCAACTACTCCGCCGGAATTGCCGCGGTTATTGCCGAAGCCATTACCGCCCCAGCCACAGAACAGGGCGAGGAACAGGATAATGAACCACCACCCGCCATCGCCTCCGAATCCGCCCCAGCCGCCGGAGCTGCCGGAAGGGGATACGTTCATGGTCGGCTGAATGCCGCCATCAGAAAGACTCATAATCATTTCTCCTTTCGTAGATTTTGAAATTTATCTCAATCGTGCGCACGAATTGAAATCTTAATTATCCAAGAAGCTGTTGAAACTGGCTTGCCACCTGTTGCAGCTGATTCAACTGCTGCTGCGAGATTTTCCCAGACTGTACCAGCTTTTCAACCTCCGCTTTCGGGTCGCCCTTAAAGCTTTGCTGGAATTGCCGGAATTGCTGTATCATGTTCTGGAACTGCCCCATCGGACCTGGTATCTGTCCGCCGCCGAGTGCATTAAACAGTGGATTCATTTTCTGCCTCCTTCACCTTTCTAACGGGCTTGACACTCAGAGCCGCCACCTTTGCCGCCAGTTCGTCAAAGTCCTTGCGGGTCACGTATTCCACCGTAGGCACTGTTTGCGGCGCCGTGGGGCTCACGGGGGCTGTAGAGCGCTCTACGAGGTCATACGTTGTCATTGCCGGTTTACCGCTTGCATCGGCTTTCTTGACGTACACAACCGGCGCATTCATGTCCCAAAGCGTTACCGCGTTGTTGGGCGCGACGATAAAGTCGTTTGCGGCCTGTTCGTTCGGAACCCATATGATGGACTGTCCCCCGCTCGGTTGCTGTGGTTGAGGTTGCGGAGTTGGATACTGCATCGACGGCGCAGGCTGATACTGTGGACGCATCATTGGTTCCTGCATCATGGGCGGTTGATTGTAAATCGGCTGCTGATACACATAAGGCTGTTGTCCGAACATCATTTATCCTCCTTTTCCCAGTAGAACAGTGGGATTTCGTTCCCGGAATCCCAGCTATCGAAATACTTTCCGTCCTCTACGCACACGACGTGGTTTGATAGAGCGAGTACATACATACCGTGTGGATGGTCTCTTGCGAATTCCTCGACCGTATAGCAGTCCGGGCATGTGTTCGGCACAACGTTCCGAGTAAATCCATGCTGCCGGAGGTACGCGCCCCAGACACTGTTTGCCGACGGCATGTCGCCCATTTTCAGCCCCTGTAGGCAAAGCCCGACGTATGTTTCATCCCAGCTCTTGCCCGTCGCCTTTGAGATTGCCCGGACGGTACAGTCTCCGACTCGTTTGCCTTCCGGGTTTGGATTGAAATAAGAAAAGCCCATACCGAACACTCCTTTGTGTCCAGTATGGGCTTTTTACTATTTTCCTGTGCCTCAGTTATGCATCAGTTTTGCTCAAATAAATATGCGGCAATCCAGCCGCGTATCAGTTCGTTCGGGGTGGTGCCGCGGGACTTCGCGGCGGTCTTAAAGTTTTCCGCGATCTCCCGCTTGAGCTTGCAGGAGATCACGGACATGTTTTCTGCATCCCACTTGTCGCGGGTGCGTTTCTGTGCCTCAGTCGGCATAGCACACCTCCTGCAGGGCACAGAGGTTGGCGGCTTCGCGCGCCTCGCAGACGAGCGCGAGCGCGTCCACGCCGAGGACCCCGGACGCGGAGGCGAGGATGTCCGCAACCTCTTCGGGTGCGTCGATGGATGCGTCATCCATCGTGCCATCGGCATAACGCCAATGGTGGCCGTCGGTAATGATGTCGACGTAGACGCGGCTGCCGAAGTCGCCGCAAGACTGGTCGTCGACCTCGACGGTGACGAGCTGGCCGTTAATCTCGACCACGAGGCCACCGGCAAACTGCCAGTAGCCGCCGCCATTGTTGGCGGTGTCGGAGTCGTATGCGGGGTTGGTTGCCCAACCCCAAACAGAAACGATGCTTAAATTAAACATTGTCCATGCCATTTTTAAACCCTCCGTAATTTGTATTTGGTTTATCTCTATGGTCTTATTATATACGGTACTACCGTATATGTCAAGGGCTTTTCAAAAATTTTTATAAAAAAATAAGCGCCGAGAAACCGGCGCTTATCTCAGTTATACAGTTTGTTGGATGTCCGCTGCATCTCCCGCACGATACCGGGCAGCCGCCTCTGTACCGTAGCGCGGCCAATATACAGCTCTGTCGCAACGTCAACCTGTGGGAGCTTATCCACAAAGTAGAGCTGCGCGATCTTTGCGTCTTCGCGGCCGAGATTCGATTGGTAAATAACCGTCTCCATATCCCGGCGCATCAGTCCGCCAAGCTCCGGCGGTAGTTTGCATCTGGCTTGTGGAGCCATAGCCCCGCCCCCCTACTTCATCGCTTTTGCGAGCTTTTTGAGAAGATCGTCGCCGTACTTGTAGGCGGCGAGGTAATCAATCGTGCCGTCGGTCAATCCGGCTTTCTGCCGGATGGTCTTCTTTGCCTCCTCAACGGCTTCATTGACCTTTACGGTGTCGTACTCGACCCACGGGAGCTTTCCGTGCTTCTGCCAATCGCGGGCGTGGTAGCCTGCTTTCGTGCCGATGTTCTGGACGGCGGTAATCTGTGCGCCGTTGTCCCAGATCGGGGTGCATTCAACCGCCAGACCGTCCCCGATGTACATGCCCCAGTGACCGGGCATCCAGAGACCTTCGCCGGGAATCAGCTTGTCCCAGCCGGTCGTTGACACGTCCTTGCACTTTGCAATCATGCCGTCGGCGGAGACATCCGGCACGCTGTTCGAGGCGTATCTTGCGCCGCCGTAGTAAGCGTTTTTGTTGCCGTTCCAGCCCCAGAGAATGCCCTTTGTCAGGTTCACGCAGTCAAAGCCATAGACAACTTTTCCGATGAGGCTGCGCAGATACGCGACTCTGCCGCCTGTGTACCAGTCCGGGTACTGTGCGGATTTCTCGTCAATGATCGTTTCGCTCACGGGGGAGCCGAAGCAGCCCCACATGTAGACGGTCTTGTAGTTCTTCGCAACGTCAATGTGCCTGCGCACAAGCTCGGATGCTTTCATCATTTCTGTTCGCCCTCCTGCGGCGTACCCGCGTTGTCAATCGCATCCTGTGCCTTCTGGCTCTGGGTGCCAAAGTAGAAGGTCACGACAGTCAGGAAGATCGTCAGGAAGTCCTTGCCTGTGATGTCTCCCCGCAGGGCGAGGACAGCAAAGACGATGGTCAGCGAGAGCGTGACCAGGCTCTTGACGCTCAGCAGATTGCCGAGCCGCTTTTTGATGTTTTCCATATGTACCCCTTTCATTCTACCGGTTCGTTCTTTTTTGCGAATATTCTCTTGCATGCCAGCAAGCCAAGCTCTGAGACTGCTGCGCCTCCGGCGTAGCCGAGTACGTCAGACAGGTCGACCGACGTACCCAACTCCGGGTTGTGTCCAACTGCGATAAGGACAGCGATGGTTTTCAGCGCACACGCCCAGATCAGCACCATCGTCAGGAGTCTGAGCAGATAGATGACGATGGTGCGCGCCATCTCGCCTTTGCTCCACTTGCCCTTTACTCGCATATCAGCCTCCCAGCCCCGCCAGAGCCAGCGCGTAGCCGACTAAGCCAGAAACAATCGCCGTGACCACGGCTTTGATTAAGCCCTCCCAGCGGCCCGCAGGAACCGCCTTGAGGGCTTTCACGTCGAGCTTGATCTCGTTCACGCTTTCCTCAATCGTCTCCTGCTTCGTCGCCAGCACCTCCACGGAGGTCGCCAGCTGATGCAGCGCCTTGTTGTCCGCCTCGAGCTCGTCGATTCGGTGCTGATTGGATTTGCAGCGCGCGTCGATCGCTGCGACCTGCGCCTGAATTCCGTCGTCCATGTGTTCTCCTTTCTCGCCCTCGGGCGGCTGTTATTCTTCCACATCCCACGCCTGCGGGTATTCTGCGAGACTATATGCTGTATCCTGATTCGCTTTGGTGAACTTTCCATCCTGCACGGCCCATTCCCCTGCCTTGTACACGTCGTGCGCGCCCGTTGGGTGTACGAAATTCCGCGCCGTCTCGCGTGACGTGCCGTGGAACGGCCTGTTAAACGTATACCATGCAGAATTTCCGGGCTTGATATCCGGGTAAACCGCATTATCGTAGTTCTGGAAACATTCCCATGGTTCACCGCCAACGCAGAATACGTCCCCGGCAACATGTTTTCCCTCCTGCCACTCGTCGTAGAGCGCCGAACACATAATGATTTCATCCGCCGTTGTGGGCTGCTTGCCCGCCATGAGAAGCCTGACCGCATTTGCCGTGGAAACGGTCAAGTTGTATTCAGCCGGTGTCACCACGACCGGCTGCGGCTCCGGCAGCGGGATATTCGTCAGAAGCCAGCTGCCGTCCCGGATGTCCTGCCGCAGAAAATCGCCCGGCGTATAGGTCTGCATCTGGAAGCCGTTGTCCGCGAAGACCCCGACGGGACCGGTCAGCTCTGTCACCCCCGAAAGAGAATCGCCCGTAAACCGGGCCGAGCCGGAGGTGCTGTATACCCGGACGTTCGCGTAGATTTGATTGTTATGTGTGATGTACATAGTGCCTCCTTATGCTGCGAGCATGTCATCGGTGACTAGCATGTCACTGGGGAGAATGATTGCGGGTCGCGCACCGTATGAAGTGTATGAGGAGAGTCGATTTCGGCTTCCGGAGGAGTCGACGTACCACACACTGAGTGCGTTACCGTCGTACGGGGAGCGGAGCCACCAGCCGTATGGTGAGCCATTGAATTTTGCGATGCGCTTGACGTTGCCTCCAGAGCTTGCGGTGAAGTAGTCCAGCTTCGCGCCATCTACCGGGAAGTAGAGGCTGTCACTTGTCGTGAAGCCAACTTCATACCCAGATAGTAGAAAAGCTTTTACAGACAATCCATTTGCACCGCTCTGGTCAGTACCGTTAGTACCGCCGTTTTGGCGGTACGGGATCTTTACCTGCTTGATAACACTTTGGATGTTGTGATCGAACAGGCTTAAAAAATCACTGTTCAGATAGCTGTGAATGGTGCTGCTTTCCAGCTTGTTCGCATTGGCGCTGTCCCATGAGCGTTGCTCATAGATATCCTTCATCAACAGCCAAGTGCCGTCGCAGCTTGCGTCGTAGATGCTTGATGGCAGCCCCTGATGCACCACCAGCCAGTCCCACGGAGTGCCGTTCAGATTCAGTTTGATACTGCGCCCAATTTCCAGATCAGACATTCTCGTTCTGTGCGGCGCAGGTCCACGCCTTAAAAACATTCCCATAATGCACAATCCCCCTAGAAGCAGAATGCGAAGGCTACGCCGCGGTCATAGTTTGCATCGGATTGGCTAGAGGTACCAGTGGAGTATACATTACAGAACATATAATCGTAGTCTGCACTCGGCGAGCGCTCTCGCCATACAGTCGCAGTACCGTTGAAAGTCTTAATACGGGAACCTGCTGCCTTATAATAGTCATACAATGTGCCTTCACCGTTCACAGAGCGGTCGACGATGCCAAAAATCTCTATTTCAGACAGCAAGAATAACTTGTCTGCGGTCGTGACAATGGTAGTGCTGTAGTTCCCCGCCGAAGTCAGCTTGTTCACCTCCTGAATGCTGTTTTGTACTTCCGTCGGCATCTTGGATAGAATGCCAGGTAGATGCTTGGTTCGCATGTCGCAGCTAGTCCAGCCGCCTTCATTGGTCGCGGCAAGGTTCATACGCTTCTTCTCGTGATAGCATTCATGCATCTGGAAGGTAAACGGGGCTTTGCCGGAGCCGTCGGCGTAGTCATCGTGGTTGATGCCGATAATGTCAATCAGATAGTCCGTGCCGCCGATCGTCATTGCCTTCTGATCTCCAACCTTCCACGTTGGGGGGACGATCCTTTTTTGGCAGGCAGTAATGATCTGCGCCCATGTGTTGTCTGCAAGATTATCTGAATAGTTGCCACGGATTCCGGTGAACCATCTAGGAGACCGTCCGCTCATCCGAAGACCACCACCTTGATTGGAATGTTGATCGTCGGTGCTTTGCCGATGCACTGTGCGGTCAGGCTGTTCGCGCCGGTCTTATAGTTGTGGATGAGCGCAAAGCCCTCCAAAAGTGCAGCATCCGCGTCCGGGTCCGTGCCCGAGAGAGCTACGTCCCACTGCGGATCTACGTCGTAGGACGCTTTCAGCCCCGAGATCGTGATCGTCTGCGCCTGATAGCCGTGCGAGTCTTCGGACCAGCCCGAGGCAAGAAGTGTGCCGGTGTACTGGGTCGGTCCGCTGCCCGCGCTCGCGACGGAATCATCGACATATTTTTTGGTTGCCGCGTCCATGTCCTCCGTCGGCGCGCCGGAAAGTTTTAGCTTGCCGGTCAGCGTGCCGCCCGTCAGCGGCAGACACTTCGCAACCAGAGGCTTAATTTTGCTGTTCCAGAGGTACAGCAGACCATCGTTATCCAGGTATTTACTCATTTCAGCATCTCCTCTATTTCCGTATTTGTGATTTTCTCCGACGCCGGAGGGATTGTGTCCAGCTTGGATTGCAGACCCGTAATGGCCTTAATCGGGTGCTGATCGTCCGCGTCCCGGTTTAAGAGCTTTGTGTGGTCATTTGTGCCGCCTCCGCCGCCCTGATAAACCACCTTCGCCGGGGAGATCTTCATCTTGATCTCCGGCTGGGAAAGCGTCATTTTAATCATATCCCGCCTCCTTCAAAAACCGCTTTGCGTCCGTCTGCACGATTTCAGCCGCCATCGGGTTTCCGTCGCCATCCGTTAAGGCAAGCTGTAGTCTCACAGTGCTTGCTTGCAGCCGCATTGCGTCTGCATACGGGATTTTTACAAGCAGGTGCGTTTCGTCGACTACTGTAGGTTCGTACTGGAAGAAGGAACACCCCTGTCTCACATAGAACTCAATCTTCGTCGCTTTCGTCAGGTCAGTTCCCTCAACTTCCACCGATAAAGCGTTCGCGATTTTCTGAAACACTTAATCACCCCCAGCCTGTGATTCAAAAACATCCAGCTCGTTCTTCGCCTTGATAAACGTCGTCGTGTCGTCCGACAGGGAGATTGTAGGGAGACTTCGCGCATCATGGGTATAGTCATGGTACGTAACGCCGCTCTTGTAAGACGCTGCTGCTGTCATTCCGTACAACGATATACCAGAAATGGTATTTGCTTGTACAGAGGCCTTGTTAAACCCGTCATTTGGGCTGGAGGTTGTCCAGACATCAGTTTGTGTAGCAACCAACAACGTCGTATCTGTCGCTGCTGCATGACACATGCAAGCGGCTGCCGGTTTGCTTTCTCCCGTGATAACACTAGCTTCCCAGTTCGTTAGATTCTGGGAATAATAGACGGTCGATTTCGGGTCATAAAACACTTCGGCTTCAATCCGAGAATAAACAGTTACCAAGAAATAATATGTGCCAGACAGAAACACAACTTCTGACGCAGATATTCTTTTTACGGCATCTTCCGGGACTGGCGGTTCTAGTTTTTTGAAGCTCGTTTCTGCTCCGTTTGCAAAATACAGTTCTATTTTCCCAGTTGCACCACTATATATGTTTTTTCGAATTGCTGAAAGAAACCATTTCCCATTGGCGCTCGAGAACTTATATCCAATAAACTGGTTCCAAACGGTGCTTGAAGTTTTTGTAATCAGCGAATACACCCAACTCTCAGGAATCAACGGTGTGTCAGAAAACACCGCATATGTATGGTCAGTATCATTTTCATCGGTTTCATATCTTGCAAACGAGAATCCAAATCTCCCATTACATTGTGCAATACCGTAGAACCCGCTTCCGTTGCGTTCGGGAGGAAGCGAAACATTCACTTGCGTCCAGTTCGCGTTTTCTTTTTCCCTCACTGCGATTTTGATGTCTTTCCCTGTGCAAAACACACATACGCAATAGTGGTCAGACGCAGCTAACGAGCAAGTCATCCCTTCGAATGTAGTTGCACTTCCAGTGAATGTTGCATCTTCCGAAAACGTCCCTTCCAACGTGGTTGATTTAAGAATTTTGTAGTTGTTTCCAACTTGTGTGCAGATAAACCACAGGCCGTTAAAATATACCGCATTTGAGACATTTGAGACATCGTAAGAGGTCAGAAACGTATTCGAAGCCCATTCCACAGCGCCGCTAGTGTTCCTAAGCACGGAGCACAGCTGCGGATAATGCTCAAAAGTCACCGTACTTCCGTCGCACGGGAGCCACGCGTCGCCCAGACTCAGCGCCGGAGAGGTCTTCACAGTCCCAATGGGCTCAATTCTGTCTGGAATATGCCGGAAAGCGTCGTCGACAAACGGGTTCGCATACGGCAAGCGGAGAAAGCGCCCCGTGGAATCTTGGAGCATTGTGCGCGTATTGAACGGCGTTCCGGTATCGTCCGGGTCGTCTGCACGCGTCATGTCGTAAGTATCTGTCTGTCCCGCAACGGGCTTGAGCTTTACCCGCCCCGGAAATTTTGGCGTTCGGTCTTTCATGTTATCCCCCCATGTCTCCTGCATATAATTCCGCATCCGCGTAAACCCAGCCGACCTCCCGGCTCTCCAACACGTCATCTACAGCGATGATCGTCTTTTCAATGTTGTTCGCGCCTTCCCAGTCTAGGTCGTTGATCTTTGCCGGAGGGCGCGGGGCAGGATTGACAACTGCGTCGTATACGGCGTTCGCGGATTCGATATAAGCGTCCATAACGTCTTTGTCGAGCACTTCGTCAGAACCGTAATCTTCCCGCACTTCTGCCGGAACGTCGATACAGTGCGTTCTTAGCCGATCACGGATGGTGATAAGCGCCGTGCCGACGCGGTTCAGGTCAGACGCTTTGTAAGAGCCTTTCAAGCCAGCTTCAAAGTCTGCCTTTTCCTGTTCCGTGAAGTCGCTCCACAGCTTCTTGTAAAGCTTCTCAGCATAGGAAGCGTCTGCCTGTGTCCGGTCGGTGATTAAGGTTTTCATAATTCTCATGCAGAAGCCCCCGTTCCGACGATTTCGCAATCAGCCGCCGCGATGCCGCTCAGTTTGATCGTCATACTTGTGATGGTTCCGGTGATCTGGTCTTCCCACGGTGTCGTGGTCGTCACATAATCGCCCGGCATTTCCTTGTCCATGACAATTTTCACGCCGTGCGTCTGGCGGCGCATGTAGTAGTCGAAAACATGCTGCGTCACCGCTGCAACGTTCGAGGCGTTTACCAGCGTCGCATCCTTGACCTCTATGACATTCGGCTTCGTGGACGCCGTGACGTTCGGGTTCGATTTCGTCGTAACTGCCGTCGTGTGGTGGTAGGTCTTCCCGCCGACCTCAACCGTATCGCTGCCGCTGCCGGACGTGCTGTATGTGTGCGCCGTCACGCGGACCTCTGTCACAATGGCGGACGTACTAACGTCACCGCCCGTATAGAGCCGGTTCAGCGGAATTTCTGCCGGGTCGTTCTCCGGGAGCCGCCATACCTTGACGTTCCCGGAACCGCTGGTATCCACAACCGCCCGCAGTGCAAACGCGACCTGCTGCAATGCCTCGCGGCGTGTACAGTCTGCGATGTATCCGGTAAGCTTCTCGCTTTGCAGATCTTCCGAAAGTTCCAGATCAAAATGCCCGCCGAGGATGCTTTCCAGCACTGTCTTTGCGCTGGCGTTCGTGTAGATCGCCGCCGCAAACGGGTCTTCGTCCAGAATACCCAGTGCATCAATGCAGGAAACGTTATAGACGTTCTTGCTCACGCGGGTCGATTCATCGATATAGAATGTGCCGATTTTCGTCTTTCCGTTGTACGCATAGACCGGCTGTTTTTCCTGAAAGATGTAATCGATGTCTTCCTCACTGTCTAACGTGAAATCCAGTGTGTTGATTGCCAGCTCGTCGGATATGATGCTCAGTTCTTCGGTCGCCTCGACGCTTCGAAGCTCCTGCCGCTCAAACTCTCGCACCAGTCCAAACAGAATCAGCGAGATTTTAATGGGTCTATCTGGAAGATTTGTCTTGTTGAACTGAATTGTGACTTTGTTGTACAGTTCCACGGTCTTCTCGCAGAAGTAATTGCCGCTGTTCGGGAAGAACTGCTGCGCTGCCAACTGCGTTGTTCCGTTGTACCACGTCAGATTCAGGTCGTTGCAATAATCTCCCGTTTCGCCGTCGAACTTGAAATAGATGCCGAGGGAAGTAAACTGTCCGTCCAGCGTGATTGTGATCGTCGGCGGGGTCGTAAACGTGCAGTCGTCCCCGCTCCGAGTCGTGGACCAGAAGCCCACCGGCTCGGATGCGGGCTTGACCTTCCGCGTACCGTTCAATACCCACTGGTTCTGTTCCGTCGTTGCAATCGGTCCTTCCAACGCGCCGAACGGGAGCAGCGAGGTTTTTGAGATACCCATAGCTTCGCTTGTCTCCACGCTCGAAGCCGCCGCAGAGCCGACAGCAACGTCTTCATATACGACTTTCACGCTCATGCCGGTGTCCTCTTCGGCTTCATCGCCACAAAATTAAATGTCAGGTTGCCCCATTCATTCCGCTGCCCGTAAGATGTCAGCAGTTCGTCGTCGCCGTTCGCGACATACGCATCAAAAGTAAGCACCGACTGCGCGTATGGGACGGTCAGTACATGACTATCAACCGGCGCGGAAATTGCTTCATAGAACCTGTCGTATTCCGCCGGGTCAGTTCCAACCGGGTCAAGCTCCACGCTGTAGTTGTAAAACGTGCCGATGATGTCGCGCACCATCGCGCCGGTCATCACACGCCCCGCATTATCGCCGTCCAGAACCGCGAAAGAGCGTTTCAGACTGGTTACATGCAGGTTCGGATACGCCGTTCCGTCGAGGGTCAAAATACTCGTCATGCCTTCACCCCCGCCAGCCTTACGCCTACACGCTGCGTCTCTTCGTTGTTCGCCTTATAGACAGCCCGCGCAAACTCTCTGCCGTTGAGCTGCAAGATGATCGTCTGCGACCGTCCGCCGGATTCATTCATAGCCTGCTTGAATGCCTGTACCATTGTCTCAAGCGGCGTTTCGATGTTCGTTCCGCTCTTCTGATCGCCAAGCACCGCCATAAACTCCCGGTTTGGAGGGATGACCGCGCCTTCTGCCAGCCTCGGAAGCGCAACCTGACTGACAAGCGGAATGCTGATGCCGAAGGACTTGCCGCCGATGATAGGAACCCAGTCCGGAATCTCAAAGTGGATGGTATTCAAAGCAGAAATCAGAAGGTTGACACCGTCGATAATGAAGTTGATTGCCGCCTCTATGATGGCAACAATGTTGTTCCAGATACCCTTGAATATCTCGGTGACACCCTCCCATGCCTTTGTCCAGTCTCCGGTAAATACGCCAACAATGAAGTCAATGACACCCTTCAAGATGTCCTTGATGTTTTTATATACATCTGAGACATATTTCCCATATGTTTGAAATATTGATGCGAGCAGCGGGCTCTTGGATTGCAGCCATGTGATAAACATGTTCCACGCATCCTTGATAGAGTTTACAATCGCGTTCCACGTCTGCTTCATTCCTTCCCAGATCTGCTTAATGCCTTCCGCAGCAAGCTTCATGTCTCCGGTGAATACGCCCTTGAAGAACTTCCCGAACCCGTCTATAATATTTTTTAAGCCTTGAATCAGTTCTTCCCCATGTCCGGTGAAGGACACAAGCGCAACCAGCGCGGCAAGGAAACCTGCAATCAGAAGTGGAATCCAGCTACCAGTCAGAAGCGAAATTCCGATACCGGCGGCAAGCAGCCCTGCGATGATCGTAAGCGTATTCACCAAATTAAAGCCGTTTTCGATAACGTCTTTGATACCGACAACCAGCATGGCAAGACCGCCTACAACTAATGCAATTCCTGCCGCGATTGGTCCGAAAGCGATTGCAAGTCCAACTGCAAGCGCGGCAAGACCTGCCAGCATCCCGAGAAAGTTTTGTAAATCAATTCCGTTATTCCAAGCATCCAGCCAGAAGTACACAAGCGCAAACGCACCGGCAACCGCAAGGGCGATGCCCCAAATTTTGCTCAGGTCGTTCGTGAACAAGCTCGCGATTTTCCACGCAAGAAGCCCTGCTGCAATAGCGCCTACCAAGCCGAGAATGTCGTGGAGTTTATCCTCTGCCATGTCGAGATTCGAGAAGTCCGGCGCGATCTCCGTTGATGCCGCGCCGCCAGCGCCACCACCTGCCGCAGAAGCGGAATTATCGGTTAGCTGGTTGATCTCGTCAAAGCTTGCCATGCTCTTACTTGCGTCTTTTGCCGCCGACCCAACGCCTTCCAACGCTTTCTGTTCTTCATTCAATCCTTGTGCAGCTGATTTCTGCGAAGCCCAGCTTTTCCCGGACAGCATACCGAAGAACTTCGCGATAGCTGTAACAACCTGTGTCAGAATGTTCACAAGCTTCACAAAAACAGGAATCACGACTTGAAGAATCGGCTGCGCGAGTGTCAGAAGCGCCGCCTTGAGCCGCGCCACAGCTGCGCGTGCTTCGTCGTTCTTCATAATGGTTTTTCCAAGCCATGTTCTAAGGCTTTGCAGCGCTCGAGTAATCAGAGAGAACACCAGGACCCGCTTAAAAAGCCCGGAAACACGCTTGCTGAACGTGTTCATACTGTCGGAAACCTTCTTCGCTGCGGTCTCCATCCGCTCTGTCGCGCCGCTTGCGCTTGTGATTTGCTCCGTGAGTTCTCCGGCTTTTTGCTTCGCAGCGTCCAAAGCAGAAGTCTGCGCGATCACTTTGTCCGTGATTTTTGCATACTTTCCGTCCAAACTCTCAACGGTCTTGTCCTGTTCTTTTAAGATTGCTTCCTGCTCTTTGATTTGCGCTGCAACTTCCGTCTGCCGCCCGTATGCTGTGATATAAGCATCCGGAGATGCAGACACCTCGCCGGACGTGATCTGCCGAAGCCGCTCGGATTCCGCCCGCAACGATTTCAGCGCATTTTCTGCCTGTTTTGCAGATTCTTTCGCTGCGTCAAGCTGAGATTTCAGCCCACTTTGCTCTCCGGTGCTTTTTTTCAGCTCGGCTTCCATCTTGTCGATTTTCGCCGTCAGCTTATCAAGCTCCTTCTGCGCGTTTTTTGCGTCAACCTCTGCTTGAACAACGATTCTTCCATCTGCCATTTTCTCACCACCTTATTTTGAAATGCCCCATGCGGCGAGAACGTCTTTCTCTGCCTCCGTGTATGTAACTTTCAAATCGATTATATCCCTGTTCTTTCGGTAGAACTCCCGCTCCTGCTTGTCCAGAGGCTTCCCGTGTGCCTTTTTGTCCCGAATACGAACCACTTGAGCAAACAGGCAGTCTCCAATCTCCTGATAGAAAGACAGGAACGACCACCAGTGCAGGTACTCAAGCGCCCGAACCTCGCATCCAGCGATTCTGTTCACGGGGGCAATAATCATGTCGAAGTCCTGCTCCCATGACATCAGAACGGGTTCGCGCTTCTTTTCTTTGCGTTCTTCCCCACGGTCTATAAACCGGAAACATTGGTTCAGAGCTTCCTGATAGTCGCTTGCTGGCATTCCCTCAAAGTCGGGATAGAAGATTCTCAACGATGCCTCCGCCTTGTCCTGCTCGTCCAGCTCGCTATCAACAAGGGCGGTGAGGATATCCAACACCGCCCGATAGTCAGACCGGATTTCGTATTCTGTTCCGTTTACGTTGACCGATGTCGGTAAAGACCAGATTACTTTTTCCATCTTTCCATATATTTCTTGATTCTCGGGTTCGTAGCCTTCTGTTCTCTCGCAAAGGTAGTGTCGATCTGGTCGATGATGCCGAGCATCAGATTGCTCCATACAGGCAAACCGTCAGCCAGTGCGAGGACGTTCATAGAGCCGAAAAGAGGCGTGCAAAGCGGAACCCCGAAAAGGCTGTCGATCGTATCGCGCATTTCGTTACTTTCCCGACGCGCAATCTCAAAGATTTCTTTTTTGTTCGCGTTCTTTTCCACTTCTTCCTGATATTTCCGCTGACGATCTTCCAATCCGTTGAACACGTCAAAAATTTTCTCTACAATTTCTGCGTCTGTCGGGTTGAACTCGAGCGTTACTTTGTCGTTGATGTTGATTTTTTCAACGCCAGTTGCAATCTTGATGTCCGCCATCTATCGTCCCTCCTTATGCCGCTTCCGGCGTAAACGTGATTTCTCCGTTGGAACCAACCGCCGCAGTGCCGGTGATTCTCTCGCCGCCCGGCGTTACCGTAAGCGGCATACCTACGAAGCCGCCGCCTTCGCCGCCAAGACCTGTTGCCTCGATTGCAGCGCCCTTGTATCTCTCCGCGAAAACAGCCGTTTTCTTCGTGCCTGCGTAATGATGCACGATAAGAATGTCCTGATTCGCCAGAGCCGCCGCGTTCTGTTCCTTAACGGCGAGGTTCCAGATATGCGTAAGCGCAACATCTCCGGCATCGAGTTCGCACGGTTCAAAGTCCTGCGTAATGATGGGCTTTTTCATCGTGGTTCTGGTCGTGCCGAGGATGTCCTTGTTGGAATCCTTCTGCCAATCGTATTCCATGCTGGAATCCGTGACGCGCGTCCCAAGCGGCGACCACACGGCGGTGGAATCAGTGCCCGTATTCACGAAAAGAATCAAAAGTTCTCTGTCTACAGGCTGCCCAGCAACGGTGTTAAAGGTCATATCTGCCATAGTTAAATCACCTCATATTTCATCTTCATTAAGATTTGATGGTCTTCCCACCCGTCCTGATACACGGCGAACACCGCCGCGCGGCTGACCGCTTCCATGCGACGGACACGAACGCCATCTCCAAGAGACGGATAATTCTTCATCGCCCAATCCCCGAAGCGGTTCAGTACCGCATCAGCTTTCAGGCGCTTGTCGTTACTTCCGCCCGGCTTGATACGGGCTATGATCTTGAACTGGTATTCTGCCTCATGCCCGCCGAGCAAATACCTTTTTGTTATGTACGCACCTTGAATCACGGACAGAGCCACGCTTGCGGAATCAGCGGCGAGAAACTCATAATTGATGGTTGCAGCCGGGAGATCGTCATCCGAAAACGAGTTTACCCAGACCATCATTTTTCTGGATATGTCCTGTTCTTCCTCGGAAGAAACAAGCTTTTTTTCTTTTTCAGAGCCCATTTTTCACCGCCCTATCTGCAACTCGAATCCATTTGTCAAGATTCTCAGCCTTTGAAGCCTCGAACCAGTGTGATTGTGCCTGCGCGTGTCCGGATGTCGTGAACACAAGGTTTTTGTCTGTCAGAACCTTCGTCCCGCCCTTTGGCGCGTATGTGCTGCCAGTCTCTGGGTCAACCATGACTTTCTTGTAATACAGAAATCTTGCATACGGTCCCGGATAGATGATCGCATTACTGTCCACAAGTGTTCTCTGGTCAAGAGAGCCTGTCAGGAACGGCACATACGGGTTTGTGTCCTTTTTTACCTGTACAGCAACAATGTGTTCAGCTTTTGTACAAGCCCGTGCTATAACCTCCTGAATCTCGTCAAAGCCGTCGGTTTTCACACCGAATTTCAGCATCACGAGCCTCCGACCTGCCAGTGCTGCATGTAAGGACTGCCAAAGTCCTTCATGTCCACCTTTGTCACTTTGTACACATCGTCATAAAGCATCTCAATCTGTTCTTCCGTCTTGTCCGGCTCGACTACTTCACCTTTCACAAAGAAGGTAGTGCCGCCGTTACCGTCCGTGGATAGCGTCCAGATTTTGCTTTTATCAGTTGCTCGCCAGAACTCTTGCGGTCCGACGTAGCGCTTCTCCGCGCCTGTCACGCCGTCTACGGCTGGCGAGGAAAACGGAATGTACAGATTCACCGCATCTGCACCTTCAAGCCCGCTCGCGCGGACGTTGGCAGCTTTCGATGCTTGGAGCATTACGCCGCGAATCACCGTGATATAGCGCTTCTGCGTGTCATTGAAATCCTGGTCTTGCTCCTGCGTGATGTTGTAGATTGTTACGGTGTGGGGGGCGTACATGCTAAACACCTGCCTCTGTAAAGAAGCCCGGTATGGGCTAGATATTCACGCGCTACGCTTGCAAGGGCGTTCTTCGCCTCGGAAGCCGCTTTCAATGCAGCTACGGAAGAATCGCCGCCGCTGCGAAGCGTCCGGGAATAGCCGCCTACAGTCTCGCTCTGCAATTCTCCTTCGTCAGATGCAAGCCCTGCGGACACATTCTTTCTGGCAAGCTCCTGTGCCGTGTCGATCAGCATATACTGGTCGACTAAGGCACAGCAGCACATTTTCACAGCATCCAGCTCCGCAAAATCCTTTACTCGATTTTGCGTGTAGTAGTCAAGGAAGGAACTGGCGCGTGTCGCCAATCTGCAAAAGCTGTCAGCGTCTACCGTTCCCTTGTAGATATCGCAGTAGTACTCATAATCGGCGTATATCATTGCGCCAGCTCCTTTCTGTTACGAACCTACCGTCACAGTGGCCGTTCCGGTCTTCGTGCTGTCCTGCTTGGACTTTGCGGTAACGGTAATGCTCGTAGATGTCTCATCGGAAGCGACCGTCAGGATACCGTTTTCCGAAATGGAAGACTTCGCGCCGTTCTGGCTCCACTCGACATCACTGCTCACAATGCCTTCACCTGTGACGGAAGCGGAGAACGCCTTGCTCGCTCCCTTCTTCACGGTTGCAGTAGCAGGGGATACAGTCACCGTAGATACTGTGCCAGCCTTTCCATAAACAGAGAACGGGAACGGGTTGGCAATGTCAACGTTGTACGCGTTGACCGGGTTTGCGATTTCCCAACCGAGACGCATGACCGCACGGAGAGCGACCATATCGTTCTGCATGAGGTTGTAGGTGATTGCCTTCGTGCTCGGGTCCTGAATGACACCCTCGGCGAAAATCTTAAAGGTCATGTCCTGGCGGATGGCGTACACCAGCTGCGTCCAGTCGCCGACGATCATCTGTGCCTGTGCCGGGTCAAATGCGCCGTTCATCGGGAAGTACATATCCATACCATCCAAACCATAGCGCGTTGCGCCCTGCATGTCGGACTTGAAGATGGGCTGACCGGTCGTGTCCTTCAGCCCGCGCAGCTTGCCGCGCATCTGGATAGCGGACATAACGCCGTTCGGGTTGAAGCCGTCAAGTTCTACCTTCGCGATAAGACCGCCTTCACCCATGATGTCGGTAAATACATCAGAGCTTGCCGCAACTCCGTTACCAGCAGCGATAGCGGAAGGAACGACGCCATCGCGCCACGTGGTTGGCTTGTTCGTGCCAAACAGGATGGCAGCGTCAATTACCTTGCCGAAAGCTTCGGTCAGTCTGGGTCTTACTTCGCCCCAGATGTCATAATCTGCGTCATCCAGTGCTGCTTCGGGGATGGGGACGATAACCGCGATTTCCTCGGCATAGATTTTCTTCTTGTCCCACGCCATCTTCGTGGTCTGCTTGAAAGCCTCACCGGCTCCGGTATCGGTCGCTTCGCCGTTGACGAAGTACGCAGAGGGAAGCGCGTCGAGGACGTTGATGGTCTGCGTCTTGCTGGACATATTCGCCAGTCTCTTACCCATGCGAAGGACTGCGGATTCCGCGATAGCGCCCTGCATGATCTCACGGGTTACGGGTTCCGGGATAAGCCCGGAAAGTGCATTTCTGTCAATAATATTCGGCATATGATTCTCCTTTCGTTATTTCAGAGCGCCCCGAATCAGGGCGTTCATCGTTCTGTTCATGTTTGTTTCTTTGGTTCCACCGCCTGCCGGTGCTGTCCAGTCGAACGTCGCCTTCTTGCGATTCGCTGTAAGCTCGTCGACAGCCTGTTCGAACGTGATCTTGTCAGTGACCATCTTTGTAGCCTTGAATGCGATAAACTCAGCGTCCTCGCCGCTCAAGCCCTTGCTCAGGACGTATTTGTCCCGTTTGAGCTGTTCGGCTTCAGCCTGCAATGCAGTCAGTGCCGCCTTGCTGTCTGCAAGGTCTTTTGCCTGCTTTGCCTGCCGTTCCTGTTCGGTCTGCTGGCTGTCTTTCCATGTCCGGTATGCGGTAATCTCTTCCTCGCTGGGGTATTTCTTCCGTTCTCTGTCAAGCCTCGACTGAATCATCTTGTCAACGTCAGCCTGCGTGAACGTCCTTTCCTGCTCTTGCGCAGTGTTTTCCGTGCCCTGCACGTTGGTTTCTTCTGCCATAAAAATCTCCTTGTTTAACGTCCTGTCGGACAGTGTTGATAAATAAAAAGAGCCAACCGACAACAAATCGTAGTCAGTTGGCTCCATTCAGCCCTTCCCGGCGAACATTTACGCCGTGGGAATCTATTCAGTTTTCAGCCGTTTTCGCTGAATTGTCTGCACAATGATATTTCCTTCCTTATCCCGTAGGAGTTCTACGCGGAAACCAGCCGCAAGCGCCCGCTCAATGGCTGTTTTTAACTTTTCGTCAATCATATACGCGTCTCCTTGACAACCTTAACCTCTTTGTAAATAAAAAAGAGGGACCGCAATAACGCAGCCCCTCGTCGTAGTTTGGTCCTTTGGCGGGTGTGCCTGTCCCCGCATCTCTTGCTAACCTCCCTTGTAAGTTTGATAGACTTCCGAGAAAGGTGTGTAGCGACACTAAATCTCTACCTCAAAGAACCATCCTATTCTATGTTAAGTATAGCTGCATTATTCTGATTTGTAAAGTATTTTTTTATTTCTCAAATACTTTTTGAATTTTTTCTCGCTGATCTTCAAAAATGTAATAATAGAATTCTTTTTGTATTCTTCATCCCCTATTACTGCAAGTTTTAAGATTAACCGGAAGTTCTCATTTGATTCTATGAACTCATGTAATATGACGGCCGTATTTTGAACAGGATCGTCGAGAATATATTGCGGGTGTTCCAGCATCTCGCCTATGTAGTGTGCATAACGCTGATAGTCGTTTGGATGGTGATCCATAATATGCTTTATTCGTTCGTCCGATATAATCACCTCATCGGTTCGTATGGAAGAAGAAACCACGCTATATTTATCTCTATCGATTCGCCCAATCGTCTGCACGCCTTCGCCACCCTTAACCGCTGTTTCTTTCATTATAGCAGATTCTGGCGTGTTCGCAACAGCCTTCGTATCATTGTAGAGAACTTTTGTTCGTTCTCGCTGCTCCGGCAGTCCCGCCGCTTCGCTGAAATCCTTATACTTCGCATTCAGCCGCCGAAGCTTTATGTTCGCGGCGGTCGCATCCTCGGAAAGCCCAGCTTCTTTGTATGCGTTTCTAAGCTTTTTCTGCGCGCGGATTTGACGCTCTATGCGGCGCTGCATCTGCGTCGCTTCATAGGCTGTGTAAGTCTTTCCGTCAAACGTGCAGCCAAGACCATCGTCGATATGCTTGAGCTGTTCGTCCGTGTAAGTTCGCTCCGAAACTCCCGGAACAAACGGGTATTTGTGATGCCTACAGTTTGCACCTGTCAGACCGTCAACATATCCGTAACCAGTCGTTTCCACAAGGTCATCGTAAAGCCCCAGCGGGTCAGGTTCGCCGCTTTCACTCTGGTAATAGACTTTCCCTTGCCACTCCTTGTGGATTGACCACGGCGAAGCACCCGGCTTGTCACGCGCCCCAGAGTGCGCAGACACTTCAAAGTATCGCGTCTCAAGGTGCTCTGCGCTTTGATTCGTGTACTGGTCGCAGATCTGATTCACGCCAGTCATGACAGCTCTCCGAACAGCAACGTCGATGTTGTCGACGTGTCCACTTTCGTGGTTCACGACTTTCAGCCCACCTGCAAGCTGTTGCACCGCAGACTTAATCGCCTGATTGTAGCTGATAGCCCCGCTCTGAATCAGCATGACAGCAGAATCCAACGACCACTGATACGCACGCGCGGGCGGGAGCATCGTCCTGCCTTTGTCCACCAAAAATCCCATAGACTGTGTGATGTTATGGAATTCATCAAGCGTCTGAACTCTGATCGCTTCGATGGTCGCAGTGTTCACCAGAATATCAGGCTGTGTCAGCCCTGCCATGTCGATAACCGATGTGTAATACTTCTGGTTTCTGGCAATAACGTCACCGAAAAGCTTCTTGAGCTTCTTCTCGCTAATTCCAGAGGTCTTGCGGATTGCTTTTTCAATCTCCTTCGTGTCGATACCGTGCGAACGAAGCGCTCTGATTGCCTGAACAGCCGCTTCGTTCAGCTG